AAACAACACATGTAAAAGAAAGATTTAGTATACTTGTTGTATAGCAAATAAAAAGGTGGACGATCATGTGGTTTATTATCATGCAGGTAGTAGCGATTGCAATATGGATCATGTTGGAACTAGTGAGCCAGAATCTCACGCCCGTTAGATCTGAAAAGGCGCAGGGCCACCAGGTTAAATTTGAGTATAGACCCTGTAAGCGTAGAAGAAATTAATTCAGGACCTGACATCTAGACCCGTCAAGTCTGGCATCTAGACCCGTCAAGTCTGGCTCAAATCTCAGCAGCTCATGCCTCAGAATCTGAATTTCTTTCAGAAAAATCTAACATAAATAAATGTATGGAACAGATTAAAAAACCCTCAGGCCGCGGTGGAGCACGCCCAGGCGCTGGTAGACCAAAAGGTTCAACCAATAGTGTCACAGTTCAAGGACTGTTGGGCGCAATTGATCAGACCGCAGGTAGACCCTATATTGAATTATTAGCTGAAGACTTTACTCACGCTAGACTTAATGATAAGAACCTTGCACAAAAGTATCATCATTTGATCATGAGCAAGGTTGCGGCAACACTACAACAGGTTGAAACACGAGAAGGTGAAGACGCTATACAGGCTAAAACAGAAGCCTTTGAAGAAGCGTTAAAAACCTTGGCTACAATGGCTACAACCTCTACAAAAGGTTCTAAATAATGGCCTACAAACCTACACAACAACCCACAGCTGCTCTTAAACAAGAGTCCAAATTAGAACATCATAGTAGTCACAGCCAAAAGCGTAGTGAACACTATCATGCCAAGATCATTGGCCAAGTTAGACCAGGCATTAGCAAACCAGATGATCAGGCAGTAGGAGCAGCAATTGGTGCACTTAAAACTGGTAAGGCCACATATAAAGAAAGTTTTAACACGATTAAACAAGCCGTTAGTAGCAGACGCCCAGGCATGACCGCCTCTAAATAAAGATATAAATAAACTTATTATGCCATTAATTAAAACGACAACAAAACAAGCCCTTGGTAAAAACATTGCCACAGAGATCAAGGCTGGTAAGCCACCTAAGCAGGCNGCCGCTATAGCCTACAGTGAACAGCGTGAGGCCGCTAAGGGCAAGGCTACACCACATCATAGTAGTCACAGCCAAAAGCGTAGTGAACACTATCACAAAAACATTGTGGCAACACAAATAACTCGCGGCCNCATGCAGGCCACCAAGGCCAAGAGTCAATTGAAGAATGATGAAGATGCTGGAGAAGAGTTTTAATGGCCAAAGCCAGTTTGCTTAAGGGTGTATATAATATGAACCCTACCAAAGCAGTAATGAAGTCAGGTGGTCTGATGGCACGCCTAAGCGTTACATCAGATGTGCCAGGATTTAAAAAGAAACAGCGTGTTAAGAGCCGCTCAGTAAAGGTTAACAAAGGAACCAAAAGAAAATGAAACAAGAAACAAATTTAGATTTCGCGGGTATGTCAGGTGACGGTGTTAACCGTGCAGGTAACCGTTANTCAGGTAACCAATCAGGACTAAAAATGCCTGAGCGTGTAAACAAAACAATCAATAAGGGCAATGCAAGTTCTAGTCCAATGAAGGTGGGTCCCAGTGCTACCAAAGACGCTGCCAAATTGACTATTGCAACNGCCAGTCAGGGTGGTAAGATTAATGGTGGTACTAAATGTACATACCCTAGCAACCCAGATAAAATTAATGTAGGAATGAAATAATATGTCAGCATTCTTAGCAGACTTTGATGCTGTTAAAGTATCAGCAACTACAACAACCAGCAATGTGGCATTGGCAACCAGTGGCCCTAGTACATTTTATGTTACCAACACAGGCACAGTTCCAGTAATGGTTGCATTAACGCAAGGTTCTGAATCAAATTCAGTAGTAGGCAATGTTGTGATCCCTGGCGGTTGGCCACAGATCATTCAATCGCCAAATCCAGAGCGTGTACCAGGCACAGTATATGCATTGGTAACTACTACCACAGGCACAGCGGATGTTTATATCACTTCAGGTTTTGAAGTTTAAGGAAAAAGAAAATGAAATATTCAGGTAAAGTATTACGCAACGAAGAAATTAATCCAGGCTCAAAATCTGTAAAGAATCCACACGCACGAGACAATGTCAATGTTGCACAAGGTCCTCGTACAGGCAATGATGGTACTATGAGCAAGCGTACAGATTTTAAAGCAGCCAAATCAGAGCGTGAGCCATTGGCCACAATGATTCAAGATGCCTATGCCAAGCGCCAGCATGAATATGAAGACTTTGAATATACCAACGGTGGCAGCATTGAAGATAATGTCAAGGCGGCTTTCAAAAAGCGTAAATAATAAACAAACACAATATCAAAGTAGTTTAAGTTTTCTAATGCTTGTGTCAACATGCAAGAAACAGTTTAGCAGGGTCTGTAAAACCCTGCCTTTTTACATTGAATAGGAGATTGAAATGACAAAGAAGACCAAAGAAGTAAGCCCATGGGCAGTTGATCTAGCATCAGACCCACAGCCAGCAGCTGCATCAGCTGCTGAATCAGAATTAACAGTTAAAACCTCAGAGCCTAACGACAGTCCTCAGGACCGCATGTCAGAACCTTTATTTGACTTAGAAGGTCTTATGACTGATTTCCCAACGGCTAAAGAACTAGAACAGTTTGTCTATGACCGTACTGGCATTGTGCTTAACTTAAAAGGCCGTAGCAACAAGTTTAAATATCAGACTGCAATGGATGTGTTGAATGGTAGTGAACCTGACCCCACTCTGATTGGCAATGAGAATCCATATCTAAGCAAGGCTGACCTGGTTCCAGTTGATCCATTGCGTACAGAGTTTCCTAAGGATCCAGCCATTGCTGGTGCTGGTCCAGAAGTTAATGTATTTGACACTAACTTATTTCCACACCCAGATCCAGAAATGAAAGCACAAGGTCAGAACTGTCAGGTGCGTTTTGCCAAATATGCCACAGGCATGATTACATATGAAATCCTAGGCCCAATAACACAACGAGCTGTGGGCGAGCGTATCAACAAATATGGACAGCGTGTTCCTGAAAAGTTTACCTGGGTTGATCCACGCACTGGTGAACAAGTGATTGTTCGCAGTGATGGTAGTCTAACTCCCTTAGGTACTCGTATCCGTGGCTTTATGCGTCGTCAGCGTATGAATACAAGTAACATGTGGGATGTCTGGATTGACCGTGACTTTGTGGTCAATGATACATTTATCAGTGACAATCCATGGGCGGTTAATTAATGGATCGTCAGAGACTGGCCTTATCACAATCAGAAGATACCAAGATCCTGCAAAAGGTTAATGGTGCTCTGCGTGAAGGATTTGCCACAAAGTATCCTGGACAAGTAGAGCATTGTCTGCGCCTGGTTATGGAACGATTACAAGCTGGCTTAGACAAACGCGATGCGGTTGATATAAGCAATCCAGACACCTGGCGTCTAAGCACACAAGAGTTAGCTGAACTTGCCCAGTGTGCTCACTTGCTCAACGAAATCCGTAAAGGTTTCTAAATGCTGGACTCAGGAGTCCTAATGCGCCGTAGTCTACAGTGGGTTTGTGATCAACAAGGTCTAGACCCAGCTAACCTACACCATATGCCATTTGAAGCCAAGACTCATTTACAAGAGTTATGCACGGCTGTCGCTGATGACATGCGGTATAATCAACTCAGATACTTTAGACCATTTGAACATCAGATAAAATTCTTTGAGACTGGTCAACATCAGCGTAGAGGAATACTAGCTGCTAACCGTATTGGTAAAACAGTTTCAACCTGCTTTGAAACAGCGTGTCATCTAACTGGACAATATCCTGATTGGTGGACTGGTAAACGATTCTCAGGAGCCATCACAGCCATGGTAGCTGGTGAGGGATGGCAACAGGTTGCCCTGGTATTACAAAATGAATTATTAGGAACCAATGACATCAAAATAACTGATAACATTGGAACTGGCACTATTCCTCGTACAAGTATTGTATTAGAAACCATGCGTAATGATGGCGCCAACTGTATGGGCTGTGAAATTAAGCATGTCAAGGGTGGCAATAGCTATCTAGTGTTTGCCAACTACACACAGGAAGTTCGTCAGATGCAGGGTTTCAAATTGAACCTGGCTGTGTTTGATGAACAACCACCTGATGATTTCTTCAGTGAGATTGTTACTCGTACTGCCACAACACAAGGACAAGTTCTTTGTTCGTTTACACCACTTAAAGGTCTTAATGGTCTGGTTAGCAAGTTCTGGAACCGTGAAGAGGGTTATGAACATATTCGTGTCAGCTGGGATGATGTTCCTGAATATGATCCCTGGGGTGAACCATTCTTACTTAAAGAAACAAGATTACAATTGGAACGCGATTATCTACCACATGAGCGTGATGCTCGTCGCAATGGTGTTCCAGTTATGGGTAAAGGTGCGGTATTCCAAATCCGTAACTGGCCCACTTACAAGACTGGTGACTACGACTTTAGAAGCATTAATGGCATTGAGCGTATTATTGCTTTGGATTTAGGTCTAGTCAACGATAAAACAGTTATATCATTAATGTATTGGCACCCAGAAGAACAAGAAGCTTGGTTACATACACAGATAGTGGTCAAGGGTACTGAAGAAGCTAACCCTATGAATTACATTAATCATCTAATGCGTCCTGAAGTGTTTGGCACACCTATTGTATTGCCCGCTGATGCTGGTACACAAGGACGCTATACTATGAATAGTCTAAGTATCCGCCAGTTGTTTGAACAATATGAACTAAATGTACACTCTGAAGCCATCATGAATCCCGCTGATGATCAGGGTCGTAGAACCAATCATAAATCATTTGGTATCAATGTCATGCGTCAAATGCTGGAACTAGGCACACTACATGTCAATGAAAACTGTGTAGAATTCCTGCGCGAAGCACAAAATTATTATGTCAATGACAAGGGACGCTTTAGTGACCCAGATGACTGTATAGATAGTGCTCGCTATGCTTTATTGGGCTGTTTACAAGGATTATGTGAAGGTTGGGATGATCGTAGTCCCAAACAGCGTTTCCGCGCCATGCGCCAACGCTATGTTACACAGGATGATAGTGACAAACCTGAATGGAAACGAGCATGGAGCCCAAGTGGTGGCTTAATGTGATAATAAATAATA